CGATTGGTGGCATGACTATGATCCTGCTATCGAAACAACAGTAAGACCTAACTATGATTTACTCAACCGTTTCGAGGAGGCTCTTGCAAAACTTCAAGAAGGAGTATAGAAGTATACTTCTTGCTATACTTATCACTGGATCTATACTAACATTCTCTGTTATTATGGTGAAACGTGATGAGTATAAATCATTACCTCCAAATGCAATTAAACTATTACTTTAATCATGGCTAAAAGAGATCCCTATCCAAACCGAATTCGTGAGGTTATGAGATGGGAAGCAACCGAAGACATCACAGCTTTTAATATTGATGACGGTTTACATGCTGCTATTTCATGGGATCTACCTCATCAGTATGCATGTATTGTCAGGCATCAAGATCCTGTGACTGAAAAGATTACAGAGAAGTCTTATCGTAATGCTAAGGCAGCTCATAAATATTTGATGAAGCTATGGTTAAGTGATGCACAAGATGTTGTTGTATTAACTGACCAAGCTATTCATTCACCTTCCACTTTACTAGATGATATTCAATGAAGATTTATCCACTTGATTTAGCAGAACTCTTACAAGAAGAGGGTTATGCATTTGACGAAGATGAAGGTGAAGTATATACTGAACCTAATGGTAAGAAGACTTTATTAATTCTTCTTGCTGCTCTTGGTCAACTAAATGTTAGATACAATACAGAGATGGAGGTAGGTTTTTTCATACCTCACTGGAAATGTTTTGATTCAATGGATGGTTACTGCCAAGAGTTTCCACATGAACAACAATGTAAACTGTACGATGTCTAATCATCCTTATTATGAAAATCTAGACGCTGAAGAATACTCCGAATTTCTAGCTTATGGCGACACCTTATCAAATCAAGACACAGTTCCTGCTAGAGAAGGAAGCAATTTCCTGTGGCCAACAGAGGCTGAAGGAATCTATTCAACGATTAGAGGAAAAGAGTTACGCTTCCGCGAGTGTATACGGAACGGCAAGTATCTCTAAAGCTTTACCCTTAGTTATCAAAGAGATTGAAGGATCATTCTCTAAGTTAAGGAAGGGTAGAGCTGGCCAACATTATCAACCTGTATCTAAACATCTTAGTGAGTTAGAGTCCTTAGCTATTGCCACAATTGCATTGAAGGTTATCTTTGATAATGTATTTAGTATGAAGAGAGATAGTGATCTATTAGCTAATGTATTAGTTTCAATTGGATCAGCACTTGAATCTGAATGTAAGTTCAGATGGTATAGGAAAGAACATCCTAAGCTCATGCAATACATAGAAGATAAATACTTCCATGAATCATGTGGAACACAACAAAAGGTTACAACTGCTAGTGTTATATTTGGTAGGAAAGATATTGTATGGCCATCATGGAATATAAAGACACGATCTTCATTAGGATCTTGGTGTTTAAATTCCACCATCATCGCGACTGGCTGGTTTACTAAAGAAATAGACCAACGAAGTAAGAGAAAAAAGGTTGCTAAAATAGCACCTACTCCTGAGTTTAATGCCATTCGTGATCAGTTAATCAATTCTGCTGAGTTATTCAGTGGTATACCTTGGCCTATGTTAGTACCACCAAACAACTGGACTAACGATAAATGTGGAGGTTATATCACTAATGAACTTATGCGAGGTCATGAACTAACCCGACGCGGTAAACCCTCATTAAAACACGGGGACACACCACTAGCTTTTTTGAACAAGCTACAACAGGTAAAATACCGTGTAAATACTACAGTCTTGGATGTTGCAAAGCATTTTAAAGAGCGTGGTATTACGGTAGGAAAGTTCATCCCGATAACAGAAGCTTTTAAACCTTCTAAACCTCCCGATTTCGAGGAGAATGAAGAGAGCAAGCAAGCATGGAAACGTGCTATGGCTGAAGCTTATAACACTGATCGAGTGAATTTCAAGAGGTCAGTAAGAACCAGAACACAATTAGAAGCTGCTGAAAAGTTTAAGGATGAAGAGTTTTATTTATGTTGGTCTTTTGACTACAGAGGTAGAGCATATCCTATTCCAGCATTTTTGACGCCACAAGATACAGACTTTGGTAAAGCAATGATAAGATTTGCTAATGAGTCTCCTGTTACATCATCAGCTAATACATGGTTAGCCTTTCAAGTAGCTACAACCTTTGGGTTGGATAAAGCTACAATGGTTGAAAGGATACAGTGGGTTGATAATAATAGAGATTTAATTAGTAAGATTGCTGAAGATCCTATTGATAGTCTTCCTGAATGGGAGAATGTTGAGGAACCTTGGCAGTTTATGATAGCTTGTCATGAATACTACCATTGTTGTATACTATGTGATAAGCCAACCACAGGATTAATGGTGGCCGTAGACGCTACATGTAGTGGGCTCCAGATTTTAGCTGGACTCGCGAAAGATCAGTCAACCGCTGAGTTAGTAAACGTCTGCCCTACTAGTAAACCTAGTGATGCTTATAAAGCTGTAGCAGAGGAGTCTAAGAAGTATCTTCCAAAAGAATTACATTCTTGGATGACTCGCAAGACCACCAAAAGAACCGTCATGACTATACCCTATAATGCTACTAAATCATCCTCACGGGTGTACATTAGAGAAGCATTAAAAGAACAAGGTCATGATCCTACACCTGAACAAGTATCAGTCGTAGTAGATGCGGTTTATAAAAGTATGGATGCTATAGTTCCTGGTCCTATGCAAGTAATGCGATGGATCAAAACACATGTAGGACAGTATATTAGAGACGGTGCTACTGAAGTTGAATGGACTACACCTTCAGGGTTTGTAGTCAACCAAGAACGAAATAAGAGGGAAACAGAGAGATTAGACTTACAGTTATTAGGTCGTACACAAGTTAGTCTTACTGTAGGTAAAGGTAAACCCTGTCCTACAAGGCATAAATCTAGTACAGCACCTAATCTGATTCACTCTTTGGATGCATCTATACTGCACTGTTCCTTTCAAAAATTCAATGGACCATTCACAGTCATCCATGACTCAGTTCTTTGTAGAGCAGGAGACATGGGAACACTCAATGCGCTTGTGCGAGAAACCTATTCAGATATCTTCACAAGAGATTGCTGGCTTACACGTTTTGGAGAAACCATTAATGCACAAGAACCGCCACCAATTGTCGGAACATTAGATCCGTCATTGGTCGAAGAATCCACTTACTTTTTCTGTTAATGAGCACTATTCATGTTACAAAAGATCCTGTCGTTTTAGATGGCTTTCAGGCAATCCTTAAACCTGGGGAATGGGGGCATAAACTAGCCGCTATAATCCCTAAGAATCTAGTCGATGTACTAGAGGATGAGCGTGAGAGCTGTTTAGAATGGGCAAGGAGTAGAGCAAAGAACCCTAAGAGGGTTACTGTAAAGCACCCACCTTGGGAAGAAGTTGAAGGGTCTGATACTTATCAGATTAAATTCAGCTGGAAAGAAGGTGATAAGATAGTTCCAACTGTAGTAGATACAGAAGGTACACTAATCACTGATACAAATACTCCTGTCTACAGTGGTAGTCAGGTAAAGATCGCATTTATACAAAAGCCTTACATACTACCTGCTGGTGATATAGGCACATCAGTTAAGCTAAAGTCAGTACAGATTGTTAGTCTTAATGCTGGTGCTGGTGTCACTGATTCAGGTAATCTATCTGCTGATGAAGCTGCAACTCTCTTTGGTACTACTAAAGGCTTTAAAGCTACTGACCCTGCGCCCCAGGTGGAGGAGACAGATACAGTAGATGAGGACTTCTAATGCGTAGTGGCCTGGAAGAACAGGTGGCTGATCTATTTGATAAGTTAAATGTTGATTACTCATATGAACCTGAATGGTTCTCTTATGTAATTGAACATAAATACATCCCTGACTTCAGGGTTGGGGATACATATTTTGAGACTAAAGGATTCTTTAAACCATCTGACCGTCGCAAGATGTTAGCGGTTAAAAGGGATAATCCTGATTTAGACATCCGCCTGATATTTCAAGCCCCGAATAATAAGATATCTAAAAGATCGAAGACCACATATGCCAAGTGGGCATCCAAGCATGGATTCCCTTGGTGTCCTTATTATGCAATCCCTACAGACTGGATCAAACCTTGACTCAGAATTTTTATACCACGAACCTTGCCCTAATTGTGGTTCCAGTGATGCTAATTCCCGATATACTGATGGACATTCTTATTGCTTTGTCTGTCATAATTACGAGAGTGAAGGGGAGATCCACCATCATCATACCGTGGAGAAAACTATTACGTCCATAAAAGGGCAACCAATTAGATTAGC